AGTTTTCAAAGAACAGTTCCCAATAGTATCGGAGGCATTATCATGGTAACTTTTTCAAAACAAATTAAAGAAGGAACTAAGAAGTCACATTCAGCAGCAGAGAACACTAAGTTCGTTGCTGGTTTTCTTAGAGGTGTTGTAGATCCTGAGAAATATAGCAGACTTATTGCTAATTTCTATTATGTTTACGATACCATGGAGCAGAGGATTGATGAGACTAAAGATCCTTTAGCTGAAGTATTACAATCATGGTCAGCAGACTTAAATCGTACATCAACATTGGAACGAGATCTTAGATATTATTATGGTCCTATGTGGAGAGATAAATTAGAACCTTCTGAAGCATGTAATAAATATTGTTCTAGGATTAATGATATAGCAGAGAAAGATCCCTACCTTTTAATAGCACATCATTATACTAGATACATTGGTGATCTATCTGGTGGTCAGATACTTAAAGGTATAGCAGAGAAAGCACTCCAACCACCTGATGGTGAGGGTCTACACTTCTATGAATTCCCTCGTATAGAAGATGCTAAGGAGTGGAAGACAAATTACAGACAAGTATTAGATACATTAGAATTAGATGATGCTATGAAGGATGCCTTAATAGAAGAAGCAAACAATGCATTCAGATTAAATATGTATTTGTTTGATGAAGTAGAAGGTAGTGCCACTAAATCATTGTGGAAAATTTTTCTAGGTTTTATAAAAGGAGGAAACTAATGCCAACATATCCTGTAAAAAATTTAAAAACTGAAGAGACTAAAGAGCTCTCCATGACCATGAAAGACTATGAACAATGGAGAAAAGACAATCCCGATTGGGATAAAGATTGGCAAGCAGGTTGTGCTGCTGCTGGTGAAGTGGGAGAGTGGAGAGACAAGATGGCATCAACACATCCTGGTTGGGTAGATATTATGAAGAATAAAGTTCTTCCTAAAGCAGAATATGTAAACAACAAAACTATCACTGAGAAATACAGATACTAACATGCCTAGAAAGAAGACAACTAAGTCAATCGGTCAAGGTATGACCGCTAAACAAAAGAAAAGACGTAAGCCTATAGGTGGAGAGCATATGCTTTCTGTTGAACCTATCACTGATAATCAAAAGGTTTTCTTTGATGAGTGGGATAAAGGACAAATGTTATATGCCTATGGTGTAGCAGGTACAGGTAAAACATTCATTGCATTGTATAAAGCATTGAAGGATGTACTTGATGAGTATACACTATACGATAAGATATACATTGTTAGATCTTTAGTAGCTACTAGAGAGATTGGTTTCTTGCCTGGTGACCATGAAGATAAGTCTTCTCTCTATCAGATACCATATAAGAACATGGTTCAGTCCATGTTTGAAATGCCAGATGACAATTCGTATGAAATGTTGTATGATAATCTGAAGGCACAGGAAACTGTTTCATTCTGGTCTACCTCCTTTATAAGAGGTACAACACTTGATAATGCTATCGTTATCATTGATGAGTGTCAGAACCTAAACTTCCACGAACTTGATTCAATCATCACTCGTGTTGGACAAGACAGTAAGATTGTATTCTGTGGTGACGCTGCACAATCTGATTTACAACGAGTAAATGAACGTACAGGCATCATGGATTTCCAACGTATCATTCAGAACATGGATGAGTTTTCATTGGTTGAGTTTGGTATAGATGACATCGTTCGTTCTGGTCTTGTCAAATCTTATCTGATTAGTAAAATCAATATGGGTTTATGAAATTATATAATCATGTAGGACTTGATCCTATAGAATTGTCTGCTGAGATGGTGGACGGTAAACGTTTATACCTTACACCAGAAGGAGATAATTTTCCATCAGTTACTACAGTGATTAGTAATAACTCTGCTAAGAAAGCTGGCATCGCTAGGTGGCGTAAGCGAGTCGGTGCAGAGAAAGCTGATGCAATCACTTCTCGTTCTACTAATAGAGGAACCAAGTATCATTCTATTGTAGAAGATTGTATCAATAATAACTTAGATCTTAAAAAGTACAGTAAGTTTCCACTTCCTGTGCTCATGTATCAGCATAGTAGACCTGTACTAGAACGCATAAATAATGTGTATCTACAGGAAGCAGCCCTCTATAGCAAACACCTTGAATTAGCAGGTAGGGTTGACTGTATTGCTGAGTTTGATGGCGTGTTGTCTATAATTGATTTCAAGACATCAGCCGTACCTAAGAGAGAAGCATACTTGTACGATTATTTCGTACAAGAGACAGCGTATGCATGTATGCTGCAAGAACAGTATGATTTAACTGTTAAACAACTAGTGACTATCGTTGCTTGTGAAAATGGTGAAACTCAGGTAAAAATACTTCCTCCTAAGAAAGAATTTTTCATTAAATTAATGAGTTACATAGACGAGTACCAACAACGATATGGATAAAAAACAATTACTTGAGGATAGATTTATGACTGCTGCGAAATTCTCGCAGGAGGTGGAAAAGATTGCATTACATAATCAAGGTATGAACTACATTGATTCGGTCATCCACTACTGTGAAGAGAATGAGATTGAGCTAGATAGTGTTAACAAATTGATTAGTAAACCTCTTAAAGAAAAACTTCGTTACGAGGCACAACAACTTAACTTCATGAAGAAAACATCTAGAGCAAAGTTAATGCTAGTATGACCAGTAAATTTTTTCAATCAGAGATTGTCCGTGGTGACATTCAAGAGATGATGGAGCTTCAGCAGTTCTGTTTCAGATCTGCTATGAATTTTGTTCTATTAGATCCAGAAAGAAAGATAGAATACTTTGAAGCACTTGAAAAATTAATAGAAAAACAAAAAATATTTCATGGTCGTCTTCAGTTGAGTGATGACCCTGAAGCAAAATCTGTCATAGATTCTATGAAGCAAGGCATTGTTATGCTAGGTGCAACACCTAATACAACCATAGAATCTATGTTTGATGAACTACTAACGAAAGTTAAGGGAATGAAGACACAATTAGAATCTGAGGCTTGACAAACCCTCTCAGATGTGCTATAAATACTAGTGTCAGGAGAAATTCTGACTCAAAAACCAAATCTAAAATAATCCGAGGTAATCTATGTCCTTTGCAGATCTTAAGCGTAAATCCAGTAATAATTTTGAATTCTTACAAAAAGAATTAGAGAAATCATCTAGTGGAAAGCAAGTAGACGAACGCTTCTGGAAACCAGAAGTTGATTCAACTGGTAACGGTTATGCTGTTATAAGATTCCTTCCTGCCCCAGAAGGAGAGACTATTCCATGGGCAAAACTATATTCACATGCCTTCCAAGGTATTGGTGGATGGTACATTGAAAACTCTTTAACTACACTCAACGAGAAGGATCCTGTTGGTGAAGTTAACCGTCGTCTTTGGAACAGTGGCGATGATTCTGATAAAGATACTGCTCGTAAGCAGAAGCGTAAGCTTTCTTATTACAGTAACATCTTAGTTGTTAAAGATCCTAAGCATCCTGAGAACGAAGGTAAAGTATTCCTTTACAAGTATGGTAAGAAGATCCATGATAAGATCCTTGCTGCCATGCAACCTGAGTTCCAAGATGAAGAACCCACAAATGTATTTGATCTTTGGGAAGGTGCAAACTTTAAGTTAAAGATCAAACAAGTAGCAGGATTCTGGAACTATGACAGCAGTGAGTTTGATAGTGTTAGTGCTGTTTCTACAGATGATACTGAACTGGAAGCAGTCTGGAAAAAAGAATATTCATTAGAATCATTTACTTCTAAGGATCAGTTCAAAACTTATGAGGAACTAGAGAAGAGATTGAATCTCGTTCTAGGTATAGGTCAACGACCTGTTGCTATTCCTCGTACTAGTGTGGACAGTGAGGAGTTTGAACCAGTAGCACCACCTGCTACTAGACAACCTGTTTCTGTAGGAGCACCCTCTCCTGTTAAAAAAGAAGCAGTAGTAGATGACGATGATGCACTATCATACTTTGCATCATTAGCTAATGATGATTAATTATGAACCTAGTTGAAGCATGGAATGACATCTCATATCCAGATGCCATTCCATTCATTCTGGTATTGATCGGTCTTTATTGGGTTAAAGTTAAGATTGATACCTCTGCTGGTCTTGGTAGAAAAAAGAGTAGACAGTTGAAAAATATTATTCGTGATGCTATTCTTGAAACACAAGACAAACCATAAAACAAAACCCTCTACATATGTGGAGGGTTTTTTATTTTAATATGAAAAAGACAGAAGACATACTAATGCATCCACTATGGATAGGACCAGTGATGCTTATGTTTATGGTAGTAATGATACAGACTCTTCACACCCTCACCCACTGGAGAATGGAGGTAGATGCTGATGCATACTGTAGAAACAATGCTGAGTGGGTAGAAAGTAATACTAATAGTGATGACTATTAGGATATATAAATAAAGAACAATTTGTTATGGAAGGATGACAATGCAAAAATGGTTAGGAATTAGTTTGGGTGCAGTCTTTGGAGTGTCCCACATAGGTATGATAGGATTACTAGCAACAAGGCAATCCAATAAGGTACCGTATATTAGTCCTCCAGTAGGAGATTATACATCTTATCGTATCTCAGCAAATGAGAATGGATATGATATCAGTTATAAAGCAAACGATCCCAAGACGATGATGATCACTAAGGACATCAAGCAAAAGGGTGGTTTCTTAGGACTAGCAAACAATACAACTCAAGTTGTTGAAGAGTATGTCATGGATGGTAAGACCAATCAGGGTGGACCTGTATCTAACAAGAGATCATGGCAAGATCCATCTACAATAGTAAAAGGTGGTGGCGGTGAAGTATCTGATAAGACTGTTGCCTGTATAGAAGCAGTCGGTGCAGCAAAAGGAACAGGTAGGTTGGTTGGTACCAGTGTTGGCACTGCTGCTGCTCCTGCTCTGTCTGGTATCCCCTTCATTGGTTGGGTAGCTGCAGGTTGGGTAGCAATGTTTGGTGGCAATCAAGGTGCTGACATCGGTCAAAATATGGCAGAAGGTCTGAACGAAAATTGCTAATTGAATTCCTTAAGACCCCGAAATATTTTCGGGGTATTTTTTTGCCAAAAACCTTTTTATGTATCTTGGGAAATAAAATATTAAAAACGATGCACCCCAAAAGATACCTAAAGCTATTAGATGTGATACTCTATTAGAGTTTACTATTAATCCTAGTGTGACGAGACCCATCCAAGTATAATCTAGGGTACCATGCAGTCTCCACCAACCTTTGTCACCTAACCTCTTCATAAGTTTATCTCTTAGTCTTGAGAACCACGGTGACACGTGTCTCATCATAACAAATCCTTCATTGAAGAACATAACAAAAAATCCAATCCAAAATATCATAATGTTTTTTTAAGACGCTGACTTATATAGTTACTTGACTTCTTGTACTTATTTTGCTTCCTAAAATCATCCACAAATGACTGTATGTAACGTGGTTTTAGAATATATATTTCTCTCTTCTCCTCGTTTTGTCTTTGCCAGTCCTCTGCTACAGTAACAGGAGTACAAATTTCATTACCGTTCTTTGTTGTTGCAGCACCATCAATGTATACTTTATGAGTACCGTTGTAAAAAGTCTCATCTACACGTAGACCAGCACCAAATTGTCCAATAGCAGAAGTTTCATAGTAACTAATCTCTGAGTATGGATCATCATACTCACTCTCTACAATTTTATATACTTCATAGTTACTCTTTGGCCAATCATATTGTGCGTTGACCATATTATTTGTTATTAATATGATCCAGTCATAAAAAGGATCACCATATAATTTGTCAGCTAATGAGTCTGGACGTTCTCCATCTACTATAGTATATTTTTTAAAGTATACTGCATTAGAAAATACATCATCATTAACTTTGTATCTACGAAAGAAATTCTTAGCAGTTACATAGTCTGATTCAGAGAATGGATATTTGATTGGTTTCTCATCGTATGAGATGTTTGGAATAATTGAGAAATACATTATCTTATAGCTCCGCTTTGAACTTCATCAGCAAAGACAATCTTAGTCTCTTGGAAATTTATTTTTAATTGCATTGAAACTGGTTGTCCATCAGGGTATGTAGCATAGCTTCCATCAGGTGTATAGTTTACATCAGCACCAGTTACAGCACACATTTTATATCTTGGTAGAACATCATGTTCTTCTGCTCCACGCATAAAAGAAACTCTACAAAGATTTGGTACACCAATGAAAGCTGCGTCAATCGCATCATTCTTTCCATCAAATACCTTTCCAGGATCTCTTTGTGGTAGAGTACACATCTTAAATATTTTTGCTATCTCATTAACAATATCTGCCTCTCCTGCATTTCTAGGAACTAATTGAAATTGCAATTGAAAGTTTCTCATATCAACTGCACTGAATAATAATTCTGTATTAGGATTTAATATTGCTCCAGATATAGAACCAAATATATCATCATTGGTTACTACATCTCCTGTTATACTTTTTATTGTTTCACTAATAAGTTGTGCACCACCAAGTTGAACAGTTTTCTTTAACTGATTTCCACCAGTTTTTAATGCTGAACTAAATTTTTCACCAACACCAGCAGCACCAGCAGCTCTTAATGTGTCAGCTCCAAATGTACTGAACGCTTTACCACCCCAATTACCTTTAAAACCAGTAGATACATCTTCTGGCATGTACATTATAATACTTTTATATTCTGGTTCAGCATTTTCATATTCACCTACTCTATTATAATCATACTGACCATGTTGTGCTTTCTCTTGGGTTCCATCACCATTGTCTGATTTTCTAGTTGCATTTTGAAAAGGAGGTTTGTATTTTTTAAATTCAAATAAAACATAGTCACTACTAGGTCCAATATCCTGATTAGATGGATAACGGAGAGATGCATTACTATAGTTATTTTCTGGTGCACCATAAGATCCAAGATAGATTTTATTTTCACCAATGTTTTCAAAATCTTTCTTAGTGACTTTATTATTTTTTTTCTTTATTTCCTTTAGAACTTTGATGTCTTCTTTAGTCAATCCAGCATATGACATAGAATTATCCTCTTCAATATGATTTTACTATCCTAACTCCCTTTAGTTTGTCATAGTATGTGTCATTGACTTCCTCCCAGACAGTTTGTTTATCTATTGGGAACATGGCACCATGAGTATACTTCACAAAATCTTCTGTTGGTAATAGGACTGCAGTATCCCATTCAT